TGCTGATCTGCTGTCCCGCGTGCCCGGCCTGAGGCGCGCCAGCGACCTTGGCCGCGACCTGTCGCGGGGTCTGCGCGTGATCGACGGGGGCCGGTCATGAGGCCCGGCCCCATCACCCGCTGGCTGCGCTTCCTGCAGCTGGCCTGGTGGCCCCGCGAGGCGGAGATCCGCAGCCGCCGTACCGCCCCCCGAATCCACTCCCAACCGAAGGACTGAACCATGACCGAGACGATGACGATTCCCGCCGAAGCCGCCGCCCTGCCCAAGGGTCGGGAGGTGGTGAACGGCAAGAATTACTGGACCGATGCCAAGGGTGCCCTGGTGCCCGAGGAGTTGGTCAAGCCGGCCGACAAGCTGATGGACGAGCAGGTCCGCAAAATCATGGGCCATGCCCACGAACTGAATGCCCAGATCGCCCGGTTCAAACAGCACACCCTGGACGATGTGACCGCCCTGATGGACCTGCTGCTGCAGGACTATGGGACCAAGATCGGCGGGGCGAAGGGCAATGTCAGCCTGACCTCCTTCGATGGGCTGCTGCGCGTCAGTCTGCAGGTCCAGGAGCGGTTCACCTTTGGCCCTGAGCTGCAGGCGGCCAAGGCGCTGGTGGACGAATATCTGACCGAGCTGTCTGCCGACAGTGACCCGGTCCTGCGCGGCCTGGTGCAGCACGCCTTTCGCACCGACAACGCCGGGCTGATCAACCGGGCCGAGCTGTTCCGCCTGCTGCGCTATGAGATCGCCGACGACCGCTGGCAGCGGGCGATGAAGGCGATCAAGGATTCGATCCGGGTCGAGGGCTCCAAGGAGTACGTCCGCTTCCATCAGCGCCCCAACCCGCGCGCCCGTTGGGAGGCCGTCACGATCGACGTGGCCGACGCGTGATGTGGATCTGGATCGACCTGTTCCTGCAGCTGTTCGTCCAGGCCCTCGCGTGGTGTCTGGCGTTCGGCTTCAGCGCCGCCCTGATCGGCGGCGGGATGTGGCTGATGCTGGGTCGGCCGACCTTCAGGGGGCGGTCATGACCCTGCCGAATGACGAGCAGCTGGCCATCAGCCGGATGGCCAGCCTGATCGGTCGCCACCGCGACGCGCTGGCGCCGTTCGAGGCCGAGCTGGTCGAGGAGTGTGTGGACCGGTTCCGGACCAGGGGCGCGGCCATGTCGCTGACCGCGAACGAGCGGCTGGTGCTGGCCGACGCCCTGATGGCGATGGACAAGGCCAAGGCGGAGGTGGAGGCCCGGGGCGATCAGCCGCCGCATCCGCTGGCCTTCCTGCAGGGGCAGATGACCCGGCAGGGCTGGGACACATGGATCGCGCCGCTGAAGGTCGAGGTCGATGATCAGGGCCGGGCGAGGATCATCGCGCCCGGCGCGCTAGCCCTTTGCAAGGTCCGGCAAGACTGGGGCCTGATGATCGCCCGCGCGCTGGGCGAGGTCGACTGGCAGGTGGAGGCGGCATCGTGACCACCACCAGCTGGACGCCCGAACTGGCAAAGTGGGCAGGCGAGCGCTGGGTCGAGGGCTGGTCAGCCAGCCGCATCGCCGGGGCCCTGGGCATGACCCGCAATCAGGTGATCGGCAAGGTCAACCGTATGGGGCTGGGCCGGACTTCGATCGGCACCCCCCGGTCCTTTGCCCCGGATGCCGGGGCGGTTCCGCCGCCGCCGCCGCCAGCTGCCCGGAGGCCGCGCCCCGACAAGCCCGGCATCGACCATCGCCCGGCGATCCGCGAAGCGCTGGCCCGCAGACAGCAGCTGCATTTCACCGTGGCGGGTGTCGAGCGCGACCATGATCTGCTGCCTCCGCGCGGACGCAAGGCCTGCGCCTGGCCGCTCGGTGACCGGGCCGAGGGGACGCTGAGGGCCTGCGGGTGCGCGGTCGTTTCCGGCAGGATGTATTGCGCCCGGCACCTCCGGGACGCTGGGATGCGCGTCGCACCCAAGCCGATGCGCACCATGGGCGGCAGGGTGGCACGCCCCTATCAGATCCGCGACCTGGACGAGGCTCGCTGATGGCCCGCCGTCGCACCCGCTCCAAGTCCCGCTGGCTGCCCTGGACGCCGGGGCTGGCCGAGCTGTTCCGTCTGACCAGCGCCATGGCCGGCTGGACGCCGCCGGCGCAGGCGCGCCTGACGGCCGGACAGTCGCGCCGGACCCTGTCGGCCCGGTTCGTCGATCAGGACGGTCAGGTCATGACGGCCCGGATTCGTCTGGCCCGGGATGCCCATGCCGACAGCTGGGATTGCGTCGGCGAAGAGCTGTCCATCCCGCTCGGACGCATTGACGGAGGGCGAGGCGAATGAGCGCGTCGATGGCGAACGAGATCAGGTCTTCAGGAGTCATTTCGGATTCCCGGTGTGTTGAAGGGAATCCCTCTCTTAAGGGCACGGTCAGCGCCGCAACGCCGCCAGATGTTGTGCCGTGCGGTGCTGACAACAGGCTTCCCAAGGCCACCTCGACCAATGACGGATCGGAGACCTGTTGCCCCTGGTGTCGGGGTTCGATGGAAGATGCGACGGTCAAGGTCGGCGATCTGAATGCGGCCTGGCAGGACTTCGAGACGGAGTGGCCTGAGCGCACCCGCGAAGGCGCGCCGGGGTCGGCTCTCGTCACGACGTGCCCTTCCTGCGGGAAGCCGTCGATGATCGCGTTCGGCTCGCGAGACATCCGGGAGCCCGGCTTGCAACGGGAGCGCCGCTACGTCCGCGTGGTGCCCGTCCGGACCGAGGCCGATGTGCTCTATCTCTCGGGGGCAGCCCGATGAGCCGCAGCTTCACCTTCGCCTGGCTGAACAAGGGCGACTATTTCGAGGAGTGGGCCCTGTCCGTCCTCCGCTTTCCCCCGGCGCGGCCGACGCGGTCGTTGCCGCTGCCCAGTTCAAGGCAGACGTGGCCCGACACGGCATGCTCGTCGACGTCGATGTGGTCGAGGTGACGCGATGAGCCGCCGCGCCGCAATGGCCAAAGTCCATATTGCCCGCAAGGAGCTGGGCCTGGACGAGGACACCTATCGCGATGTGCTGGCCCGGGTGACGGGCCGGACGTCGTCGGCCGACTGTAGCGATGCGCAGCTGGGCCAGGTGCTGGAGGAGTTCAAGGCGCTGGGCTGGACGCCGAAGGTCGTGGCTGGCGGAAAGCTGCGCGGCCGGAAAGGCACGGTCGTCATGGATGACCCGCTGTCGCCGTATCGCCACCACCCGGCCGATCACCCCTCGGCCAAGAAGGCCCGCGCCCTGTGGCTGTCGCTGTGGAACCTGGGCGAGGTCCGCGACCCGTCCGAGGCGGCGCTGGAATCGTTCGCCCGCCGCCAGCTGAAGGTCGAGCGCCTGCAGTGGGCCGACCAGGCGCTGGTCTATAAGCTGATCGAGGCCCTGAAGGCCATGGCCGAGCGGGCCGGGTGGTCGCAGGACCTGAGCGGGGTTGCCGGGCCCGGACAGATTCGGACACTGAAGCGTCGCTTGCTGGTTGCCCAGCACCGCCGCCTGCACCTGCCGGACCCCGATGGTCTGCCCGGTTTCACCGAGCGCAAGCTGGACGAGCAGATTGCCAGCCTCGGCAAAGCCATCCGCACCGCCGCCGAGGCCGCCAGGTGATCCATGCCGCTGGACCTTCTGACATGGCCAGAGGTGGACGCGGCCCGGGCCGTCGTCGCCGACCGTCATGGCCGGCAGGCCGAGGCCGAGCGGCGCTATCGGCTGTCGCCGCATGGCGAGCGTCAGGCGCGTCTGAGGGCCCTTCAAGAGGCCGTTCAGGGGTCTCTGCAGGCCGAGCTGGCGCTGGCCGCCCTGATGCGGGGGGCGTGAAGCGGTGCGGCTGAACGACCTTCCGGAATGGCAGAAGCTGGTGCGGCTGATTGGCGAGGACAATGCCGCCGCCCTCTCGACCGTCTATGGCGGCGGCCGGATCGCCGTGCCGAAATTCTGCGGACCACACCATCCGATCACCGAGGCCGTGGGGTCGAATGCGGCGGCGGTAATCGTGGCCGAGTTCGCCGGCACCTCGATCGACGTGCCCATGACCCTCGGCAAGCGGGCCCAGATCGTTCAGCTGCTGCAGGCCAACGTCAGCGTGGCGAAGATCTGTCGCCGGGTTGGCGTCTCGCGCCGTCATGTGTTCTATGTCAAGGACGAGCTGCGCGGTGGCCCCGGCAGGGGTGGCGTGGCCAAGGATCAGCCCGACCTGTTCGGGTGACGATGAGGGTGCACCGGTGCACCCTGACTGCCCGCCGCCCTGATCCGTAGCTTTGGCGGCATGAACGCCGCCCCTGTCGACCCCTCCGCACACCGCCTTTCGCCGCATTTCAGCCTGGCCGAGATGACCGTTTCGGCGACCGGTTCGCGGCTGGGCCTGTCGAACCTGCCGGGGCCGCGTGAGCTGGCCACCCTGACCCGTACGACCGAGCGGATGGAAGAGGTCCGGGCCCTGCTGGGCAACCGACCGATCCTGGTGTCGTCGGGCTATCGCAGCCCGGCCGTCAATCGCGCGGTCGGCGGCTCGGCCTCCAGTGCCCATATGACCGGCCATGCGGTGGACTTCATCTGTCCGGCCTTCGGCAGCCCGGCCAAGGTCGCGGCCCACCTGGCCCGGAACCTGGCCGCCTTCGACCAGATCATCGAGGAGTTCGGCGACTGGGTGCATATCGGCTTTGGCCCCGGCCAGCGCCACCAGCTGCTGACCGCCCGCCGCGTTGGAGGCAAGACCCGCTACACCGCCGGCATCGAGGGCGCCTGATGACCGCCTCCATGGCCACTCCCGCGCCGCCGCGTCGGCCCTTCACCAGTGTCTGGGACTTTGTCGTCCGCGCATATCGTCCGTTCGCCGCCTGGATCGGGGTCGGCACGGCGCTGGTGCATGGGGTGATCATTCCCCTGTTGCCGCTGTTCGGCCGCGCTCCGGTGGCCATCGACTGGATGGGCGTCGCCGCCTTTCTCGGGGTGCTGTGGGGCCCGCTGGTCGCCGCCCGGACTGTCGAAAAGCTGAAGGGCGTGACGTCATGATCCGCCTTGCCTTGACCAGCGGTATTGCGCTGGCTGCCTGTCTGGCCCTGATCGCCTCGAAGACGCGCGAGGAGGGTCAGCTGCGCTCGACCATCGCCGGACATGAAGCCTGTGCCCAGGCGTTGGCCGGCGCGGATCTGTCGGCCTCGGCCGAGCGGTGCCCCGAGGCGGTCGCCGCCACGCACCGGCGGGCCGTGATAGCCCAGCGCTGCGATGCCGCCCTGAACGCCGCCGACGGCTTCGGCATCGAGGCCGGATGCTCGACCCCGGTCAAGCGCGAGGTGGCCAAGGTCGCTGCGCGGACCGGGGAGCGCGACCGCCTGACCACAGAGATCCATGACCTTCGCTCCGGTCAGGCTGCCGCGATCGCGCGCGCCGAAACCCGGGGCCGTGCCCAAGCTGAGAGGAATTCCCGTGCCCAATCCGAACTGGACCGCGCGCCGCGTGGCGACGATGGCCTTGGCCGTTGCGATGCTGAGTGCCTGCGCAACCTCGGACGTGACGGTCCCGGCTGAGGGCCCCGCCGCCAACCCGGTGATCGAGACCCGGCGCGAGGTGATCCGCACCTGCCCGCCCGCCCTGTCGCAGCCGGTCCAGACCGCGCCCGAGCCCGAGGCTGATGCCGTGGTCACCTATAACCCGGCCGGCGGTCGCTGGATGGCGAGACTGATCGCCTATGCCCAAGCCGGCTGGGATGTGGTGACGGACGCCAGGGCGGAATGCGAGGCCGCCGATGGATGATGCCGACCGCGCGCAACGGTCCAGCGAGAGCGAGGCCGAGCGCATCCTGGCCGCCGCCCGGGCTCGAAACCGTCAGGCGCGCACCGAGGGCGAGGCCCTGCCGCGAGGCCGGACCTGCATCGACTGTGATGATCCGATCGATGCCCGGCGTCTGGCGGCCAAGCCCGACGCCCGGCGCTGCACACCCTGTCAGAGAACGGCCGAGGGGGGCCAGGCGTGAGAGAACTGTTGCCCTATTTTGCCCTGGCCGTGTCCGTGATCGCCTGTGCCCTGTCGGCCTGGACGGCGGTTCGCGCGGGCCGTTGGCGCGAATCCGATTCCGCGAAGGAGCTGATGCGCCGGGTCGGCGAAAGTGAAAACACGATCCGGCTTCATGCCCAGCGTCTCGGCCAGATCGAGGAGGACATCGCCTCCCTGCCGACCAAGGCCGACTTCGCCCGGCTGGAGGGCGAAATTCAAACGACCTGCAAGATCGCCGACCGCACCGAGCGCGCGGTGGCGCGGCTTGAGGGCTTCCTGATGGAGCGCAAGCCGTGAGCGCCTATCAGACCCACTTCATGGCCCATCTGCGGCTGTTGATCCTGCGCGCCCTGGTCGATGCGCCGGCCTGTTCGGCCAACGCCTCGATCCTGAAGAGCATTGCCCATGAGTTCGGCCTGCCGGCCACCCGGGATCAGATCCACACCGCCATCGGCTGGCTGGATGAACAGGCACTGGTCAAGCGCAGCGAGGTCGGGAGCCTGATCATCGCCCGGCTGACCGAGCGCGGACAGGACGTGGCCGAGGGCCGCGCCCGCTGTGACGGGGTCGCCCGCCCTTCGCCGGGAGGCTGACATGGCACGATCCAAGGTCGAGCGTCTGCCCGAGCCGATCCGGGCCCAGCTGGAGGAATGGCTGCGCGAGGCCATCGCCGGGCGGCTGTCTCTGGATGACGTCATGGTGCGCTTCGATGCGCAGTTCGCCGACCAGCTGGGCGAGGATGCGCCGTCGCGGTCATCAGTCCATCGTCATGCCCAGAAGTTCGCGGCCATCTCGGAGCGGATGCGCCGGTCCAAGGATATCGCCGATGCCCTGATCGCCGAGGCAGGGCCGTCGCTGGCCGACGGCAAAGGCTTCCAGGTGTTGGTGCAGGGCTTCCAGTCGCTGGCCTTCGACATGCTGGCCAATGTCGAGGAGGGCAAGACCCTCGACCCCGAGAACCTGATGTTCTTTGCCCGGGCCATCCAGTCGGTCGCCTCGGCCCAGAAGAGCGACGCCGACCGCGCCATTAAGCTGAAGGCGGAGGCGGCGAAGGAAGCGGCCGAGGCCGTGGAACGGGTCGCCAGGCGCGACGGCGGTCTGACCCGCAAGACCATCGACGAGATCAAAAGCGAGATTCTGGGGATCCGCGACTGATGGCGTTCGACGCAGAGGTCATCAGCGAGGAGGACTGGGCCAAGGCCCGGGCGGCGGCCGTTCAGGCCATGCCCGAGGTGTTGGCCGGTCAGTCCCTCCCAGACATCCTGATGCCCAGCCAGAAGGCGCTGCTGAAGGCGACCGCCAGCCATCAGCTGGTGGTGTCGGACAAAAGCCGCCGGGTCGGCTTTACCTGGGCCGTGGGGGCAGACGCCGTGCTGACCAGCTCGGCGTCAAAGGCCGAGGCAGGAATGGACAGCCTCTACATCGGCTACAATCTGGATATGGCGCGGGAGTTCATCGACACCTGTGCCATGTGGTCGCGCGCCTTTTCCCATGCCGCGACCGAGGTGTCGGAGATCGTCTTTCCGGACGGCCCGGACCGCGACATCAAGGCGTTTCGCATCGCCTTTGCCTCGGGCTTCGAGATCGTGGCCCTGTCCAGCCGGCCCCGCTCGCTGCGTGGCCGCCAGGGCTTTGTCATCCTGGACGAGTTTGCCTTCCATGATGACCGCGCGGGCCTGCTGAAGGCGGCCATGGCGCTGCTGATCTGGGGCGGCAAGGTGCTGGTCATCTCGACCCACAACGGCGTCGACAACGAGTTCAACGAGCTGATTCAGGAGATCAAGGCGGGCAAACGTCCGGGGGCGGTCGTGCGCTGCACCTTTGACCAAGCGCTGGAAGAGGGCCTTTTCCAGCGCATCTGCCTGATGACAGGCAAGACCTGGTCGGCCGAGGCCGAGGCGAAGTTCCGCGCCGACATCCGGAAATTCTATGGCGCCGATGCGGCCGAGGAGCTGGACTGTATCCCGTCGCAGGGCTCGGGCGTCTATCTGACCCGAACCCTGATCGAGGCCTGCGCCACCGGTACCGGCCCGGTCCTGACCCTGCATTGCCCGCCCGGCTTCGACCTGAAGCCGGAGCCGGAGCGCCGGGCCTATGTCGATGCCTGGCTGGAGCAGAATGTGCAGCCGGTCCTGGACGGGCTGGACAGGCGGCTGCGTCACGCCTTCGGCCTGGACTTCGCCCGATCGGGGGACGTCAGCTGCTATGTGCCCCTGGCCGTGCAGCGCGACCTGACCCGCACCGTGCCGTTCGTGGTCGAGATGCGGAACGTCCCCTACGAACAGCAAAAGCAGGTGACCTTTCACCTTACGCATGGCCTGCCCCGATTCAGTCATGGCAAGTGCGATGCGACCGGCAACGGCAACTATCTGGCCGAGGTGCTGCAGCAGGAGTTCGGCGCAGAGCGGATCGACAAGGTCTCGCTCAGCCAGGCCTGGTATCTGGATCACATGCCGCCGATGAAGGCGGGCCTCGAGGACCGGTCGCTGCTGATCCTGGAGCACGCCGATCACGTCGATGACCTGCGTCAGATCGTGCTGGTGAAGGGCGTGCCGATGGTCCCGGCCGGCGTCGAGACCAAGGGCACAGACGGCCTGAAGCGGCACGGCGACTTCGCCCCCGCCCTGTGCCTGGCGTTTGCCGCCACCCGCGCCGATCCCAGCGAGATCGATTACCGGCCCGTGGCCCGGCACACGGCCCTGGGCCGCGCCGAGGGCACGATCGAGGATGACTTTGACCGCCGCTATGGCGGGGCCTTTTCCAATGCCGACGCGGCCCGCGTCGGCCTTCGCCGCAGCAAGGGAGCCTGGTAATGGCCCGCCGTCCCCAATCCCCGCCGGGCCTGGTCGACCACCTGAACCGCCCGATCGACTTCGGCCGGCTGAAGGAGGAGCATTCCGCCCCGACCCTGTCGGGGGTGCGCTCGGTCCTGTCCGGCCACCCGGCCCAGGGCCTGACGCCCCAGCGGCTGACCGCCCTGCTGCGCGAGGCCGAGAACGGATCGCCCGAGCGGTATCTGGAGCTGGCCGAGGAGATGGAGGAAAAGGACCTCCACTACGTCGGCGTGCTGGGCACCCGTAAGCGCGC